ACACTAGTATGTATATGAATCTAATAGAAGATAATTGGATCTAATAAGATCTCAGCGGCCTGTCAAACAACCAAGGACCAAGACCATGAAAACCATAGAACAATTGGAAGACATGCTTGAGGAAAGTATCTCAACCAGAGATTACCGAGTCGAGCACGGTAGCGACGAAAAATACTTTGAAGCCGTTGAGGAGACTGCCAGACTTCAAGCCCTACTCGACGCGAGGCGCAACCTTGACGCCATTCGCAATAGAACCAACAGCTAACCAACCAAGGAACCAACCCCATGAGAACATTCAACAACCGACAGATGAGTGCAGCTTTCAAGAAGCTGGGCTTCCGTAAATCCGACCTGCAACTGACCAGGATGGGCATAAGCTACAAGCACCCATGGTCCAAGGCCCTGTTCACATTCGCTAAGGCCGAGAACGGTGGCATAGCCTGCTCCGCTCCCGGCGAGGATAAGATGTGGAGCTTCCCCATCGGACTAACTCAAGAGAAGTTCGAGGCGTTCGAACAGGCTGGCATTCGATTCCCTTTGGTAGAGGGCAGCAATGCTGACCAGATAGGAATACGCGAAGTCCTGCTATGCATAGCCCGAGGCTTTGGCGAGATGCTCGAAGAGGAAGTGGAGTGCGACGAGTGTGGCGAGGTGGAGTATCGGGCCCACATGGTCCAAGGACCCAACGGGCTTTTGATACATGAAGACTGTGTAGAAGAAGTAGCAGACTGGAATGAACACCCAGATGCATTTACCAAACGCATGCTTGAACGGCGTGCCCAACAACAACAACAGGAGAGTGAAGTATGAGCGACGAAGAACGGCAAGGAACAATCTTAGAAACCGTGACGACGGAAGGAGGCACCGTCTACGAACTGCGACAGGATGGACACTACTGCAAACTCTACACTGTAGGAGAGCACGGCTACTTCTGTGGCTACGTCAGTAACCCGGAGTACATGCAAGACGCCATCGACAACCACGAGGAGGAGATGAGAATCATGCTCGCTGAAGCACGAGAAGAGTTTGGAATCTAACTGACAACCAACAACCAACAACCAACAACCAACAAAGAGAGGCAACCAATGTTCAATCACAACACACAAATCAACCGAGCCGGGGCAGCAATGACCCGAGCATTCAAACAAGCAGCCGAGGCGCTCATCGAACAGCGAGACAGCAGCGACTGCTGGGACCTAAAGCAACTCGGGGTCAAGCGAAAGACCTTCAAGGGTGTGAAGCTTCATCGAGTCCTTCTATGCAAGGGCTTCAACCAACCCCGCATCGCCGTAAGCAATGGCAGTATTGCATTCGACTTGGTAGGCAGCGAGCAGCATGACGCTTGGCTCGACACCAACCACGATGTCAATGCTTGCACCGGGCCAAGCTGGGAGAAGCAAGAGGTGGGCATCAACCCCGAGACCTTTGAACAAGGGGGATGGATCGTTCACAAGCTGCACCACGAGAAGGGTGGGGTCAACGCTGTGTTGCTCAACGCTGCACTCAAGTGGGTAGGCGACGGACCTGTCTCAATCACACAGAAGCCAACCGATCCACTCGGACCCATCCTTGTGCAGAACACGGAGAAGCTTGTGTCGGTGGTAGTGATGCCAGTCCGACTCACCTAAACACTAACGACCTGGACACGTCATCAAACTGTCCACCCACCAACCAACTGACAACCTATGGAGGCAACCATGTCAGCATTTCAATGCACACTCACCCACCTTTGCGCTATCGTCGGGACCTATATCGGGACCCGTAGTGGTAGACAGTACACCTTTGAAGACGAGGCCAGGACCGAGCGAGACCTGCTGGTCCACATCCTCGACAAGGCGAACGTCAAGAGTCTTGATGCTCGCTATCCAAACGACAAGCATGACCTAATCGCTGAGCCCTACTTCATCACAATGGACCGGACACTCAACTACTTTGAGGTCAACCCGCTAACACCGGCTGAAATGTTCAACGCTATCCACTGTCTGGAGTATCAGTCCTGCGAGTTCAAGGGATGGCCTCAGAGCGATGCTTGCACCCTGCTGGGTATGATCTCCAAGTCAAGCCAGCGGCGTGTGCCAGGGTACGACGACGCACCTTGGGGCATGGACGACATGGACCCAAGAGAGTTGCTCAATGCTCCCGTGTCTATCCTCTCGATGATGGGAGGTGAGTGATGGGTTTTCTCGACAGGGAGTTCAACCCCACCTACAAGACGCGGTGGCTGCCATCCAAGAAAGTGCTGAAGCCAGGACAGAAAACCTATCGAGTGAAGGAGAGAGAGGATCACTACGAGCAGACTTGCGACCAAATGGACAGGCTTAGTGAGCTATTACAAGAGCCACCCTCATTGAGTGATGGGGGGTTCAAACCATGACAAAGGTGTACCTTGTACGATTCAACGTAGGAGTGGAGACCTATGCAAAGGTCTGTCACTGGCTGCCTGGAGGTGGACATGCCAGGACGATTGGCGACATGCTTCTGAAGTTCATGGTCGATCTCTACCAGGGAGAAACAAAGCCCCGCTTTACCAGCCCAACCATCTTGGCAACAAGGTGGGTGGTGTGGTCATGCCAACAGCAGAACAAGAGGCGTCCACTAAGGGTAGAGAACATCGGTGTAGTCTCAAACGAACGCTATGTTTTTGCGGACTATGTGTTCGACATCAACTGCGATCAACTGGGGCCACTAACCAACCTGCCAGACATCAGATGCACCCGCGTCAATCACAACGGAGGAGAGAACAAACCAGTAAAACTTCAACCATTTAGCATGTACCGACAACTCATGCTGGAGGAGAAAACAGAACCAATGATCATTGAAGACAGCATGCTGTGACATATCGTGACAGCTAAACATAAACAACGTGGTTACTACGTAGCCACGGAGGCAACAACTATGGGACATTCAATCCCCGACCAAGACATGACCGATGCGCTCATCGTAGCACTCGGTAAACTTATCAACAACAAGACGTTCAAGACCGCTCGTCAAAAGCTGGAGCCTGGTTCATACGATGTGCCAGTGTTGGTCCACGGAACCTTACAGGTTGACGTGGCAGAGGACTACAGTCGCAAGGGAACAAGCCGTATCCCTTACACCGTCGTCATTGCATTGCTTCTCAAGCATGCTGGCTACACCAAGAAGTCCTCAGTGCGGACGCTGACAAAGGTGTTTCGTGAAGCTCACGAGATGGACAAGGACGCAGCCAAGCTTCTCATGCAGGAGTACGGACTCACTGAAGCCTTGACTACAGTGCAGAAGATTGTGGCTGACTCGCTTCCACCTATCCACGCCAAGGGTGTGGTCAAGGTTCAGAGCGAGGGCTTGGTAATCGAGCAGCGTGAGTTGACTCGCGCAGAGGCTGAAGCCCTGTTCCCTGCCGCAGCGGTGGCAGAGGATCGCAAGCTCAAGCCACGCAAAGAAGAAGAAGGAGGTGAGTGATGGGTACTTATGAAATACCAATCCGAATCAGTTTAGCAATGGAGGTAACCGTCGAGGCTGACAGCCTTGAGGAAGCCCAACAAAAGGCAGAGGCCTTTGAGATAGATGACCAACTGGTGGGGGTAAACGATGGGGCCGATGGCCAGTGGTGCGAGTTTGACCAAACAACGGAGGTGCGAGCGGGAAGAGTGAGCTTCGGAGCATACCTAAAGGATCAGCGGGGCAGGCTGGGGCTAACACAGGGCGAGCTTGTGGAGCGCACAGCCGGAACGGTCTCGCAGTCGAGCTTAAGCCACTATGAAGCGGGGAGAAAAAGACCGGCTCACGCGGGGCTTGTCGCCCTCCTGGGGGCGCTCGGGGTCAACGGGATCGATCGGGCGGTGGCTTTAACTGTTTGGGCTTCGCCCTTGGGAGGTGAGTGATGGAATATGAATACAAACCTGGAGAGTTCTTTAGATTCGAAAGCGAACAAGAGAAGAAAGAGTTTCAGGAGGAGGCCGACGACCGAGCCGTCCCCCTTGCTCAAGTCATTCAAGAGAACATCGACGAACAAAACCATGTCGGCGGTGCCGAGGATGGACAATGGATGCGGGACAACGATCCCGACTGGAGGTACGGATGAGCGCCAAAGGATGTAAAGGCAGAGGCGGTAACGCTAATGGCAAGAAGAACGAGGGCCGCCGTCACGGTGGCGGTGGAAGTGGTAAAGGCAAGCGCCGTCGCGCTTCTGCCTCGCGCGTAGAGAAGGCTCACGAAACCGTTGAGCGTCGAGCGGGAAAGAAAGAAGCCACGGAGTATGACCCCGACTCCATCATGGGAATCATGGAAAACATAAAGAGTCTGGCCGACGAGATCAAGGGAGGTGAGTGATGAAGAGAAAGGAAGCAATCGCTAAACTCAAGAGAGTAGAGGAAGAGGTCAAGCTCTTCCGTCAATCTCTTGAAGAAAGCACATCTGCGGACACCGAACACAGTGGAGTGCAAGGCTATGTCGACATCGGGCATCGGCGACCCTCGGCTTTATTTATACACCTAAAACTGAAGGAGGTGAGTGATGAGTAAAGTCATGAAACAAGAGCGTACATACAAAATCATCCGGTTTTTTTCGGGTGTGCGTCCGGCTTCGACAAAGTATTTTACGCCAAAATACGCCAACTCAAAGGTGCTTAGGAGTGGCCTGACCCTGGAGCAGGCGGCGGCGCATTGCCGCGACCCGGAAACAAGTTGGTTGACGTGCAAAGGAAAAGAGGGTCTTGCCCAGACTGAAGCCTGCGGCGGCGCTTGGAACGACCAAGCCGAGGAAGAATATCCCACACCAGGACGTGGGCTTCCTGAGATAGATGACCGACTGGGCAAATGGGGGAATGAGTGATGAAGAGAAGCAAATGGATTGAGACAGAGGTAGAGCAGGGGGGCAAGGTGTTCTTGCTCCCCGTTCGATGTCGTCTTGAAGTCAAGGACAATTACGTCCGAACAACAGTGCAAAGCAGGGATGCAAATACCGGCAAGTGGAATACCAAGATGCATTCAGAACCTATGCACATACCAAATACAAATACAATATCAATGGATGCATTGAACGAAATGGCTCAGAAGTTTGCTGACAAACTCATCGAGTCTACTGAAACTTCATTGCACCCTGACTGGGAGGTAGAGCATGGGCGAGCAATTCAATCTTGAAGAGATCAACAGCATCGGACTAAACAATCATCAGTGGATGATGGTCATCCAAGGACTGCAACGGAACCTTTTGTATTCGAGGAACTCAATCGCGAAACACCGCGAGCTATACTCGGTTGACGCAGATCCAAAAAACACACGAGCAATAGCCGCCTACAGGGAGGACATCGAGAAGCATCAGGATATGCTGAAGTTCATTAGACAAAAGATTTTTACTAATGACGAGCGGAAAAATGTTCCCGACTTTTGAACGACAACCTATAGATGTTAGCGCGGTATCTGCTGCACACAAAGAGGCGACCAAGGCGCTTAGGAAGGCAAGGGCTTCCGGCTCTACAGGACTTGAGGCCGCTGTCATTGCTCAACGAGAGAAGAACAACACCTACAAAAAACTAACGGGGACTGACCTCCCCGGTTTCAAAACGGAGGCAACTATGGAACCACTATCTAACTACGACGCTGTCGGTCTGGCCGAGGGCTTTGTCGAGGGAACTGATGACCAACGCATCCAAGCGTGGCAGCAACTCATTGACACTGGCCTGGTCTGGCAGCTTCAGGGCGGCTTCGGGCGGACAGCAATGAGTCTGATTGAATCAGGCATCTGCTCACCACCCAAACCAATCCCCGCACCTTAGCGGTTGCGTGCCCACCCAGTACCCCTGGACTCCTGTGTTCTGGCCGTCGCATAACGCTCAAGGATACGGACAGCCGCAGACCTGGCCTTCTTTGCACTCGACAAGTCGAGCGTCTTGAGGTCTGTAAAGTTTGCAGCCTTACCTCTCCGGCTCTTTCTGCAATCCCTATAGGCGAGAGCATCCTCGGACGATGACAGAAGAACACGAAACAAAGGGCCGTCTTGGTTGTACAGCATGTCAGACAGAGACCTTGTCTGTTCTGGGAGAGTCATCAAGTCTTCAAGAACCTCTTGGTCAACGTCATCCCAGTCAAGCACTTCATCTATGAGTGACTCAGACAATCTCCTCCAACCAGACTTGATGGGCCATGGCCGCTTAGGGACCACGGATAGATAACAGTTGATGGACGACTTCTGAGTTAGCCCACAAAACTCCCTAAGAGTTCTGGTTATCTCCGCCCTTGTGAAACCATCGAGTCGCATCTCTCGTACAATCTCTTGATGTTCACCTTTCCAAAGACGACTACGCATGAAACGATCCACAATAAGAACCGCAGAATCCAGAGCAATCAATGTCGCTGATGGAAGCGAAGTACCCGCAGCACCCTGGCATTATGGTGCCGTCCAAGCATGGCTTGCCTGGCGCAAGGTGCAGCAAGAAATGGGAGACAGCATCTTGCTCAAGGACTTCTCCGCTGACTGTAGCAGTACGATGGTGCGCGTTGTCGCGCTTCTGTCTGGTCTCAACAAAGGCTCGGGATCATTTAATGCCGTGCATAAGTGGTGCATTGAAATCTCAGCCTCTTGGAAAGAGCGGGGTGTGCCTTACGAGATGTGGCTGCTGGCACGACCGGATGGAACGATTGGAGCGAAAGCAAGAAAAACTACTGGCAACAAAGCCAAGACTGTATAATGTATGCATACACAAGGAGGAAACTAAAAAGCACCATGACGAACTCTTTGCCTGTTCACCCACATGTGTTCTGGGCACCAACGACAACCTTTAAAATCCCCACCAACAACTTCAAAATATGCTGGAAACGGGGGCCCAGACGGGAAGCAATGGGGGCAGACCCGATCAATAACCTTGGCGACATAACTACTAACGATAACCCTATCGCCTATACAAAGACTCTTTGGAAGCGGATTGCCGCTATCAGCACGAGGAAACAAGGAAACAACCATGATAAGAACTACACCTAAACCAAAAGAAACACACGCCCAGAAATTCTACAGGCTTTCCAAATGCAAATCAATGGCAGAGTTTGCACGCAAGACAAGCTTCCACCCAGTGACAATAAGAACATATCTCCTTCCATCCGATAGGAAAAGCTGGAGACCAACACCTATCCCTGCTTTGCATAACTGGGCACAAGCCCTCAAGGAAGGCGGCGGGCCATCAATCGCTATTGGTCTTTGGCCTGACGGGGAAGTGACCTTTGAAGTCGAGCAAGAATAAGAGACCAAAGTATTGGTCAAACTGGAGAGAGGACTCAAAGCTATCGAGCATAGTGGCTTCCTATGAGATCTTCATAGGGGATAGACTGTCTGTTGTATCGTTCACTAATACAGGCGCACCCATAATGGAGATAGTCTCGCCAAAAAGATCACTAAGAAAAAAAGCAAAAAAAGCAGGGATGATTTATGGGCGATGGCCAACAGAAAACGGTGGAGAACGGCGCGGGTGGATACCTGGCCGACCTGATGAGCCGTTAGAAACAAACCCTTATTTAATTGAAAAGCGTTGATGAGAAGTCAAATCCTGTTAGACTTGAACCTGTCAGGTGTTGGTTGCCTCCAACCACGACGTTGCGACCCCGGTAGTGTCGGTCCCTATCGGGGTCGTTTTACGTCCAGCTAAGACTGTTGAGAATATCCATCGGCGGCCCAGCCGCCCCCTTTGAGTGAGAAGCTTGTCCGCGATACCATCTTATTGGTCCGCTTAGACTGGCACTTTGGACACACCTGGGCTTTGTCGCGCTCCGCTTGGGACAAGAGCTTATCGAACTGAGCAGCGCAGTTGTCACAACGATATTCAAAGATGGGCATTTTAGTACCAGGTTGGTTGACTGTCCTCATCATCAAGGTCTTTCCTTATACGCTTAACCTGTGTGAATTCAACGGGCCTCACTACCTGCCGAGTCTTGTCCTCAAACTTCTGGTTACTCGCATTCCAATCCACATGCACAGTGCCGGTCGCTCCGTTGCGATGCTTGGATATAATAATCTCAGCGTCTGAGGGGTCAGCCCTTTCATCGTAGTAACTGTGCCTATAAAGGAACATCACCACGTCTGCGTCTTGTTCCAGTGAGCCAGAACCTCTTAGGTCTGACAGCATGGGCCGCTTGTTGGTGCGCTGCTCGCAGCCACGGTTGAGTTGGGCAAGGCAGAGGATAGGCACATCCAAATCTCTTGACAGCACCTTTAATGCACTGGACACCTGTGAAACACTTTGCTCCATACTCTCCGCTTTTGGCGGTCGAATAAGTTGCAGGTAGTCCACCACGATCAAACCAAGATCGGGCTGCCTTGACTTAAGGCGGCGTGCTTGTGCAGATATTTTTGCAATACTGATCCCAGCCTTATCTGAAACATACAAGGGAGAATCGTGAAGGAACTCAAGCGCTGACGTTTCAAGCCGGTCCCAATCTTTAGAGCTAAGGTCTCCCGTCTTTATGTTCCAAGCGTTTACCTTGGCAAGTGAAGAAGCCATTCGGTCAGTCAGTTGATCCGCGCTCATCTCTAAAGAAAAGAAAGCCACAGGTACTCGTGCCTCTAAAGCAGCAACCGCAAGGTTTAAAGACATGGCTGTCTTGCCCATGGAGGGTCGAGCAGCCAGCAGCGTTAGGCCAGGGTGAAGACCACTTAGCACATTGTCCAATGCCACAAGGCCCGTAGACAGGGCAGTCACAGAGCCGCTGGCCTTTAGCGCAGCGAGCCTCTCCCAGCGATCCTGGGCCCGCTCAACGAGTTGAGGGCCCTCATGCCAGTCGTCTCCACGTTGTCTGCCAGCAATGTCTAGTAGGTCCTTCTGGCCTTGTTCAATAAGCTCATCAATCTCTAAGCTTCCATCGGTAGCGCAAGCCTGTAGGCGTGAAGAGGCTAAGACCATCCGTCTACGGATAGCCTTCTCCCTCATGTTTTTAGCGTGGTAAGAAACCGAGTCGAGCATAGGGCAACAGTCAGGTAGGCTCGTGATGTATGCGAGTTCGTTATATTTAGATGCTGAGTTTGTGTTTACGAGGTGCTCACAAACCATCAAGATATCAACGTGTTTGCCACTGTGAACCCACGAGCGAATCAAGCGATAAAGGTTTTTGTGTTTGTTGCTATAGAAATCGTCTGGTTCAATCTCACCAGCAACGTCATTCAATAGTGTGGAGTCTGATAGTAAACCTCCGAGAACAACTTTTTCGCTTTGGATACTGTTAGGAAACTGCTTGTTGGTCATCGGTGGTTGCCTCTACTAATGATTTTGTTTTGAGTGTTGCTCTGAAGCTCAGTCCGAACCTCTGATAGAAATTGATCGCGCACAACTTGTTGCTGTTTTCCGGGCCGGAGGGTTCCTAAAAATCTCCAACCCCCCACTGAGTCAACAGCCTCACCCATTGCGTCATGCACCCTTCGTATACTGTGAAGCGATGTTGGCTGAGAAGGATAAGCCCCAACCAAGAACAGCAGGTGCTCCCACAGAGCCTCGTACTTAGGCTCAAACGATTGCTTCTTAGGTGGAATGAATACCCATTCATTTCCATCCCACCGTTCACTGGCAAGCGTCACGTTGCGATCCACCTTCTCCCTATTAAGAAGATTAGCAATGTCCATGTACCCCTGCTGTCTCCAGCTATCGACTAAGAAGTCACCGTCTGGAAACTCAAAGGCCATTCGGACAACAAGGATAAGATCCTGAGCGGTATGGCCCCCAACCAAAGCGGCACGCAACACACGCTCTCTACCCTTCGTTAGCTTGTTGTGGCGATGGGTCCTTCGGTATTGAGCTAACTCCCAGACATCAAACACACTTCGGATCTCTACAACAAATCGCTCAGCACGTTTTGGGACGATGACAGCAGCAGGTTGGGACGCAAAAAGAACCAGGCTTTCTGTGATTACAGGTGTTTGCGTATCCTCAACAGCAATAGTTTGGGACGGCGCAGTATCTGTGTTGGGACATTTCAGTTTAAATCGCTCCAGTATCGAGCGTGTTTTTCTTTCGGTGAGGCCCCATCGACTCATTAGTTTTCGGCGCGGCGGCACACTTCCCATTTCAATCTCAAGAAAACCAATATCAATTTCGGCCAACTCTATTGGCCATGGTTTCTTTACGGCCTGCCTAACCCGCCTCCACGCATCAGCGGTTATTAATAATCCGGTCGGTCCACTGTCTTTATTCATCTTGCCATCGGTCCTTTCCACTTCTACTGATTCATAGCGAAAACTGTTTGACTGTCAATGCCTGTGACAAATCATGACAATTCGTTTTGCAAATTTCTAAGGCCCCACATTGCGATACACGCCGCGTCAGCAATGCCGTCGTGAGCTTTGCGTTTTCTGCCTGGTGATAAATCCAGTTTGGGTAGCCGCTGTTTACAAAGATAAATGGCGCGGCCCTTTCCTGAGCCGGGGACATCTCGGAGCACTGACTTTTGCCAGGTCTTAGGATGCACCACCGAACAGGGGATGGCTAATGTCCCTATTACACCAAGCCACAAGCCGTACCCCATCCCAAGCGAAAACATTGAAGTCCCGCCCTGTGACGGCATGGCCTGCTGCTTTTCTATACATACAAGACGCACTTCTTGTAGCGCATGAAGCTCAGTTAAATGATTCCCCATGGCGACCGCGTCATATTCTCGTCGGCTACCTTTCCCAATCGGAACTGTGAACCGCTCCTTGGTAAGCACCACACTCCTTATGATTCCGTGTTCGTCCATGGCGACAACCGCGCCGTCTTTCCCTGGGTCAATTGCTACTACTAAACTCATTTTCTGCCTCCAATATCTCGGGTACAAGATCGTCAAACATAAGAGCACCAGGCTTTACGCCAAGCCTTTTCGACAACCGTTCAAGACGAGCCTTTCTTGGGGCAACACGGCCAGACATATACCGCTTCAAAAGCGAGTAGTCTATGCCTGTTTCCCTGGAAAACTGCCTGAACCCGCAGCCGTAAGCTTGGATTAGGTAGTGAAGGTTCTGGCCAAATATTCGATAGGGCTCGTTCATTGTTTCTACTATATAGTATTGGGGGCAAAATGCACACCCACCCTTGACAGGGCGCATGAAATGCGCCAAGTTCTTTTGGAGGCGGTCAGTTTATGGCTCGTCATTACATTATGCTAATCCAAGGAGAGCACCCGTGTCTATTTTACCAGAAGTTCCTGAGACTCTAATGAAGGAAAGCAATTCAAGAAAGCTTACAGACCCAAGCGTTTTGATTGCCACGGCTAACCGCATGCTTTCCAAGGTCACAGTTGAGGGTAATGCAGAGCATCGGACCCGTAGCTTGATCGCTCGCTGGCACGTATCAAACCTTCTCAGCGCTATTGATGAGGCCACTTGGTTTAATATGGTATCGGCAACGCTTGACGGACAGAAGAAAACTTTAAACAACATGCAGTCAAACGGCGACTGGCAGCCCTGCGGTTTCGAGGCTGAGATCCGCGAGCACGAAGGAGATGCCGTCTTGATGCTCGGTGTTGAATGGACAGATGAAAACGGGGGGGAAGATGTTGTCTATCAGAACGGTGCCCCTGTTGTAAACGTTAACGTCACTACAAAAAGCGAATCGAGCGGCGACAACGCAATGACTCTTGAGATCTTAAAGATGCTGGCCGCAGGCCAAGTCAATGCTAACGAAGCCATTTCACGCTTAGAGGGCGTTCTCTCGTCAGCAGATGAGGAAGAAGTCATTAAGCTAGCAGAGCCTACAGCCAAACCTAAGACAGCAACCACTAACAAAAAGCGCTCAATCGGAAAACGACCTACGAACTGATCGGCGCTCATCAGGATGAATCCTTTGGACCGACCCATCGGCACTAAGAAGCCCTGCAAGTTCGAGGTTTTTACCTCGTTCCAGGGCGACCTTTGGTTTATCTCCAGAGTCCACCGCTTTTTTGGCATACTTGGCGGCTCTTGCGATTCCTTGATGACTAATTTTATTTTTCATAAAAACATTATACCCCACGGAGTACAACTTGACTAAACCTGAAGGCTGGCACGAGGCAAGAATGTCTGGTTTGGGGGGCTCCGACATTGCGGCAGTCCTCGGATTATCTAAATGGACCAGTCCCATTGACGTGTGGAATCAGAAGCGAGGGCTTGTTGAGCCACTTGATGAAACCAACCCAATGAGGCGAGGCCGTTTGTTAGAACCTGCTATTGCTGAATGGTATGCAGAAGAAACTGGTCTTGATGTTTTGAACGGTGAAGAGATGCCCATCGTTGGGCCAAAGCCATTTATGCTTGCAAGTCCTGATAGGTACGTCAGTGTTAACGGAGCCCGATTCGGGTTGGAGATTAAAACAGCGCGTAGCGCTGACGGCTGGGGAGACTCCCTTAGCGCTGGCGTGCCTGTCTATTATGCAACCCAGGCTGCTTGGTACATGGCTTGTACTGGTATTGACCGATGGGACTTTGCTGTTCTGTTCTTGGTCAACGATGAGTTCCGTCGTTACACGCTTTTTCGGGACAAGAAGACAGAGAAGAAGCTTGTAAAGAAATGTGGTGACTGGTGGGAGAAACACGTTTTACTTGGAGAGCCACCACCCATCGACGGATCATCGGCTGCTGACAAATATTTACAAGACAAGTTTAGCAATCCAAGTGATGAGTACCGTTCTCCAGACATAGAGGAGGAAGCTTTGATCTTTGATCTGGATGACATCCAAACGGAAATCAAGTCTTTGAAAGAAAAAGAATCGCTTTTAAAGAACAAAATTAAAGAACGTATAGGCAAAAACGCGGGCTTTCGTGGGGTGTTCGGAACCGTATCTTGGAAGCTTAGCAAGGGCCGGTCAAGCCTCAACTCCAAAGCTCTTAAGGAAAAACACCCAGACATAGCAAAAGCTTTTACTAGAACGTCTGAACCTGCAAGGATTTTAAGAATGAACATTCAACACAAGAGAGGCAACTAATGGCTAAAAACGAAATCGCTCAGAAACCAGTAACTAAGATGGACAAATTTAAAGATCTCATCAACGGTAAGATGAAGTCGCAAGTGGCAGCCATCTTACCGAAACACCTTACTCCTGAACGCCTGTGCAAGGTCATGATTGTTGAGGCAAGCAGAACTCCTAAGCTATTGGAATGCACAACCATTTCCGTGGCAGAGTCTATTATGCTGTCCGCTCAACTCGGGCTGGAGCCAGGCGGCACACTGGGCCACATCTACTTCATCCCATACGGAAACAAGTGTACGCCTATCATTGGCTACAAGGGATACCTTGAGCTTGCGAGACGTAGTGGACAAGTTGCTCGTCTTGATGCTCGTGTCGTCTACGAGGGAGAAAAGTTTGAGGTAACCGCTGGGCTGCATCCCAACATTGAACACGGTGTTCGTGGCGATGTAGACAGGTCTGACGACAAGATTATTGCCGCATACTCCGTTGCCGTACTCAAAGACGGCTCATGCTACTTCGAGGTTCTCTGGAAGGTAGACATCGACAAGGTGCGTCGTCGTTCTAAAGCAGGACGTAGCGGCCCATGGGTAGATGACTATTCCCGCATGGCTCGCAAGAGCGCTATCCGGGCGCTGTTTAATGGCGGCACCGTACCGATGTCGTTTGAGCTTGCAACGGCTGTTTCCGCAGACGGCGACGATCCTCACGCAAAAATGCCACCTATTGACATCACTCCGTGGGAAGACGATAGCAAACCCAAAGAGACTAACGGGATGAGCGACCTTGGCGCGGCACTCGCATGAGGCCGGTCAAGCGAATCTGCTTTGAATGTGACCACCGCTATACGGGTGACGAGCGTTGCCCTAAGTGCGGTTACTTTTCAGGCGAGCCAATCCCCAAAGTACATATAAGAATTCTTTTTAGGACTTCTTCTTAGGCGTCTTCTTCTGCGGGAGCCTCTTCTTCTGCGGGAGCCTCTTCTTCTGCGGGAGACGCTGGAGCAGGAGCCTCTGCCTCTTCAGCAGGGGCGACCTCGTCTGGGCCCATAAGTTGACAGGTGCCCAACGTCGTCGTCACAACGAGCGCTCCGCCGACCATAACCACTTTAAGGTTGAGACTTTTCCAAAATGCTTTTAGCTTTTCCATTTCTACCACTCCGTAATAAGGGTGTATGTGAAGGTAGGAGCCCAGTTAGGGTGAAAGGAGATTTGCTTTCGGCAGAGCGTAATTAGCTCATCGAAGTCAGATTCTCGCTTGAAAACTTGGCATCCAGCGGACCACTTATCCACATTTGAGGAGTTCGCCCCAGCTTTGTGGAGATTACAGCCGAAGAATCCCTCTTGGATGGTGCTTGGGTCCATGTCTACGACATCATCCCGGTTACCATCTCGGTATACTTTGATCGGCCCGTTCCGCTGACAGAGAGCGGTGTATTTTCCCCGATGGAGATCCAGTTTGTATGCACTCCGATACTGGCCTTCGGCAATAATAGCTGTCCCTGCCTCTGTTCCGTAGACCTCTGGATTCTCAAGACAGAAGACGCCTGGGTCTGTGGTCGCGGCCCAGTATTTGATGACAAAGGGCCCATCAAGGTGCTCTCGATAGGCACAGCACAGGAGATCATCGAACTTGTTCGGCTGGGGATTAGCTGAACGGATTCCAATGATGTTCAAGTCATAGGGCTCTGGCCCATCAAAGACTTTGTGCCCAAGAGATTTGACCTGTAGCAGCAGAGGTGGGAGCATGTCGCTCATTATTTGGTTGCCCCCTGCCAGGTTTTGAGAGAGGAGTAGCACGATCTAATCTTCTCATCATAGGCATCCTTAGCAGGAGGCTCTTTCTTCTTAATGCCGAGCCGGACCACAGTCACGCAAGATTGGTTCACTTTTACCGTTTCGGTTGAATGCTGACGATACAAAGGAGTTGTTGTGTTCATTTTTTCAGCGAATTGATCAGATCACAAACAATATCGACAGCAAACCCGATGATCTTCTCTTCCTGCCGCTCATTGAGAATCGGCATGTTGACATGCTCATTCACAAACTTGACCACCCAGTCACGTTTTTTTTTGCCTGACTTTGGCTTAGGGAAGAGGTCCTCTGCCATAAGGATTGCTTGCTTAAGGATTTTGCCACGGTTGATTTTGTGTTTTGCCATTTTTAACTCAGTTGAATCCGGTAAATTGCGTCGTTGGTTGGGCTTGTGGTGCCAGCAGTCCCACCCCCATCTGTAACACATGCAGCCTTGATGCCTGCCGCGAAGGCTGCGCCGCTTGGACATGAATAGACCCGAAGCGCAGACGCGGGGCATTTAAAGGTGAAGTGTGGGTCGGTGGTCCCGACAGTAACGGAGCCCGTGGTGTCCCACAGTTTTACAAAAACGGCTGCTGTGTTTGCAGTGTTATCGATTTCGACCTTGAAAATCTTGCCGGAACTGCCCGTCAAAACGTCAACGGTACTGGTGGCGTCTGTTTGAACACAATAAACGCTTCCAACATCAGCAACAATGTTTGAAATACTAAGAGCCATAATTACCTCACAACCGCATGTAATTGCACAGTAACGGCTGGGCCGGTTGTTCCTGATGTTCCATCTTCTTGAACAGCAGCATAGCTGAAGTTGGTAAACTCAAGGCCCTCGATAATCGTCCATGAGACGGCCTCTGTTAGCTTGAAAATACAATCAGGAGCAGTGGTGCCTACAGTTGGGTTCGCGTTGTCATAGAGCTTTAAATAGGTAGTGCCGGACGGCACTTCCATAAACATCGTATAGATGGTGGCCGAACCACCAAAGACATCATCTATAGCAGTTTCGTCAACATCAGAATCTGTTAGTATAAAATCGGTCTTGGTAACTGAGGTTTTACCAGTGAAAACTGCCATTGTTTACCTACTTCTTTTGCAGATAGTTTAGCAGTATTTCGTTTTTTAGCAAACCATCCATTTCCATATCCTACTCTTGCCTACACTGACCTAACTCAGTCAGGAGCAGGCCGTAGCTTTCAATCATACCCTTCCAGGCGGCAAGGGCTTCACGGGCGCGTTCTTCCGCATCATCACAGGTCTGCTCAACAACAGGAGCAGGAGCACTTCCACCCATCTGAAGACCGCCTATGCCACCTCCTCCTAGGATCACTACGAGGTATACCCATGGCGGCACGCTTGCTAAGAGGTTTGGCGAGCCTTCACTCATCCCATGAAGTGCAGGATGACTGGAACAAGCACAACCAATGAGCCAATGATGGCTTGGTTGCGATCCATGTGACTTCGCAAAAGACGAATGTCCTTTTCAACCTGTGCCATGCGGTGCTCTGAGACCTTCATCCGATTACCCAGCACAGCAACTTCAGTGGAAAGCTCGATCATCTTATTCTCTTTTTCCGCAGCCATAACGCCTCCCGTGTCTTCTTATAGCTACGCGCCGTCTGCCCCGCCAGCCCCCGCGACATACTCAACGGGGAAAAGGTCATCAAAGGAGCATTCAGTTTTTCCGTTTACGCTCAGCGGTATAGACATAACTTTTATGTTGAAAGCTACAGTATGGGCGGCGGTATTAGCTCCTGTTCTGTTTATCCACAGAGTCCAATAAATATCGTTATCAGACCTAATGTCGCCCTGAGCGTTAGTCTGGTGTAAATTCCAAGCCAGACTTTTTCCGTAGACCAAAGTTTGGTCATCATCAGCAGTTGTTTTATGCCCAACGGCATGCCCGCCCGCAAGCCTGTCGTTGCTCGTATTGATACAGCCGTGCCATCCTCTGATCCTTACATTTGAGCCAGCGCCAGAAGCAGAGGGCTTGATGTTTGCGTGCGCAGTTGCCTGTGTGTTGTCACTCTGGCATGGATACATTCGCCAATCGCCTGCGCTTTCATAAACGCCCACTCCGGTAGCTGGAAAAAGATCGCTGGTCACGCCGGTTGTGTAATCGTCATTGGCAGGTCTTTCGGACAAACCGAATGAAATGTTCAAGTCATTGACCGCAATAGGAGAACCGTCCGTTCCGATGGGGTTTCCACCTGCCTTCCACGGGTCTTGCATTCCGCCTGTTGCTGACTGGGATAGAGGTAAATCCACCAAAAAAAGATGACAGTAAGGAGAAGACATCTTGGTAACAGGTCGGCCAAAGATGTCTGTAACAGGCCAACTAAAACGAATAGCCATTTTCAGGTCAGTGCGTTCAGTGACTGGATCTCCAACTACTTTGATAACGCTGTACTGCGGGTAATCCGCACCACCAGAAGAGGTGTCTGGGTCGGTGCTGTCAATCCCAGTATTTATTCCAAAGTTATTGCTACCATCGGTTGTACTTGTAGTAGAAGCCGAGGCTCCTCCAAGGTACAGCCTTTTCCATAGGCCATGCGTTCCCGACAGCCCTGAAGGGTTAGCCACTGCCGTGCTGACAACAGAATTCGGTCCTGTCTTTCGGTCACGACGCCCCATCAGGCCGTAATCCGATTTACAAAACCATGAATCATGACAACGTCTGCGGAGCTTGCAAATGCCTTGATGTACAGTTCGTTTTGCATAAGAAGCCCCGGCACAACCGGCACTAAACCGGACTCGCCTGGGATTGTTACTTCAATATTTCCGTCTGGCGCGGTGGTTTCTCCCCACTCAATCGTCAACTTGACATCAGCGGAAGAAGAGTTCACAGCCCAAAGCCAAACCTCATCAATGTCAGAGGTTCCAGCCACGCCACGGTGAACAACATACCCTGCATCGGTGTTAACCGATGTGGCTGTATCCGTTAGCTTGATTCCTTTGCCCTGGGTGCAACCGCTAAGAAGCACTTTACTCATTGTAGCCATTTAATATTCCTATGAAAAAACTTGCATGTGAAGGATAAGATCTATGTCGTTTGATGCAGAACCGCCTGCCGACACCCAACTTAAGGTTCCAGCATTATCTGACTGGAGAACCAGGCTGCTGCCAGGTAAAGCAGCAGGCAACGTGTAGGTGTGATTAGAGGCAATATTGGCAGCAGCCTGAATCTTGGTGAAGTT